CTGAGGGTGACCGCAAATACCAAAAACTGTGTAATTTTTATGTACTTTTAAGTAAGGTTTAAAGCCTTTCCGAAGGAAATGAGTGTAAAAACTGTTACTTTTATAAATTCTACATTTTGTAACTACTTGATTTTCAATACCAAAGTCACATAGTTACACACGGTGGATACAAAAAAAAATAGTGCATATTTCTACACACTATTTCTTTATTTCTTATGCCATTTCAAAATCATCAAATGATAATTCTTCTCCTTTAACAAAAGAACTTAACATAATCCAAGGCTTTCTTTTAGACCCGTCTTCATTAAGTGCATCACTCAATGTGATTTTACCCAAATAAGATTGGCCTATTTCCATACCTTTGTTGTATGAAGTTTCATACACAACACAAGTTGAAGTGCTACAAATTTCTCCATTCAGGTCTTTGAATGAAATAGTAGCAAGTTTATAATTAATGGTATCCTTTGTTTCAGGACTTACATAATCAAAAACTTTTTCACTAATGCTTAATAATTTTGCAGTAATGTTTGCATTCTTAACAACATTACCAAGAGAGGTTGTCTCTTCTACAAATTTTAATTTAATCATACCTTATAGTTTTTAAATAAACAACATTGTTTACTTTACTTGCTTATAAATAAGTTGTTTAAAAAAAGCCTTGCCGAAGGCAATAAGAGTGAACATTTTTACTTGTGTATTTTTATAAAAGAAAAAAGGGAATTTCTTCCCTTAATTAATCCAATGAATCATACTTCTTGTAACAGTTATTAAATCATCCATAACAGACATACTATCATCAGTAATAGGTCTTGGTTGATTATAAATACTGTTAATTAGTTTTATGTTACATTCTACGGCTTCAGTGTATAAAACATTTTTTACAGCACCTATTACAATGCCATCATCTTTTACAAAACCATGTTGGTACTCACCGTTAAACCCTCCTCCAATTAGTGTACAGTCCATAATATATAATTTTTAAGTTTAAGTGTTTATAAATAAGTTTTTATTTAAAAAAAGGGAATTACTCCCCTTTATTTTTTAATATTAACTCAACAGCATAATTAACAATAGAGCTTTTAACAACTTTTCTATCTAAAGAAAACTGTTCAGCTACTACATCAATAGTACCATCATCTCCTATACAAGAGAAAGCAAACTTATAAGTATTAACCTCTCCTGTGTTTAGAGTAAGTATGCAAATACCTGTAATACTATAGGAATAAGTTGCTAAAATTATTTGTGTTTTTTTTGTAGAGTTAAAGGTAACACAACTGTTATTTAATCCTAATTCAGGATAAGCAATTTCAAAAATTTCTGTTTTCATAGTATATAATTTAAAGTTTAAATGATTATAAATAAGGTTTTGTTTAAAAAAAGGGATTGCTCCCTTATTTTAAATCTTCATTGTACTCAAATGTTTTAGACTCAATATACTCTAGAATTTCTTCTTTGTATGCATAATCCACAACATTGCCACAAAAGGTTTTGTCACCTTCTGTAATTTCTGTAGTTTCAGGGAAATTAACCCTGTAACAATTTCTTCCATCAACTTGTTTTTGAGGAACAATAGTACCATTGATTAGGTACCAAACAAACATAATAGTTTTCATAGTCTTTAGTTTAAAGTTTAATTATTTATAAATAAGATTTGTTTTAAAAAAGGGGATTACTCCCCTCTGCACTCAGTTGTAATACTTAGGTAATATTGACGTTTCTGTTTATAGTTTCCTATTCACAGCAGCTAGTCTATGCTTATGTTCTATTCATAGAGGATTGTTTACCTCAAGAGAACCCATCACATTATACATTACCATATATTACAACTGCTCACCCTTGGGAAGTGAGAATGGTGCATTAGTTAATTTTATTTACTTATAAATAAGTTTTTGTTTTAAAAGCAGGATTACTCCTGCTCTTTCTTTCTACAAACATTGAATATAATATACTCACCTGTGGTGTGTATTTCATACTTAACTAAACTTTTGGCAGTAAGCCATTGGTTTAATTTTGTTTGCATTTGCATTAATGCTGTCTTATCAGATGCATTAATGCTAAAAATATCTACTCTTTTCATATGTATATAGTTTTAAAGTTTACTTACTTATAAATAAGATTTGTTTATTATACTATGTATAGTATAGTATGTATAGTATACTATAGTATGTTATGTCTCTCTCTCTCTTCTCTTTGTTACTTAGTATAGTATATAGTATAGTACTACATAGTATGTACACTTAGTATAGTACTCTTATCTTAGAGTACATAAAACTTTCCTGTAGGATTTTGTTTTGTGTTTTTTTTCTTAGACTTGGATTGGTCCTCTCAGTTTCATGGGGGGTACCACCAAACTGTGGAGAGCCGGGGAGTGTTTTGCTAAGGACCCACCATAATGCCACATATACCACAAATTCCAAATACCATAATCCCTTACATACTAAAAACCCAAATAACTTTGTCCAGTTTTTAATGCAAGAAACTTGACATCCTGGGGGCTACATCTAAGATAGAATGTACCCGGGGAAATAATCACCTACCATAAATTTTATATATAGGTGATGTCACAGATATTGTTTATATTTGTATTAGTAATAAATTATTTGTATATTATAGTATACTTAAAAATATAAAAAATGGATATTCTAAATTTTATTTCCTGGATTAAAGCAGGAAAATATACTACAACTGCACCAATTGATGCAGTTACTGTAGTTGGTGTTCCTAATCCAACAAGAGGAGATGCATATTTACCAGTTACTGTTCCTATAACTACTTTTCAAACTAATATAGGTAAACTTATGGGAGGAGGAATAGTTGTAAGTGAATGGTTTGAAAATGGAGTTCATAAAGCTCTTATAACATCATTATTTGATATATCTGTTAATGCTACGTGGACAGTAGCTCCACAACAAGGTGTTGATTTACCTGGTGCTATAAGTAATTCAGATGGTCTAACAAATACAAATGCAATTATAGCACAAACAGGTGCACCTGCTGGTATACTTTATGCTGCAGGTCTTGCAAGACTTTATGCAGATGGTGGTTATAATGATTGGTATCTACCTTCTCAATGGGAGTTAAATATGTGTTACAATTCAGCAGCTATTATAGATAAAGCACTTGTAGGAATAGGAAATGGTTTTGCCCCTACTTCCTATTGGAGTTCTACAGGATACTTTGCTACTAATGCATGGGTATTAGATTTTAGTGATGGTAGTAGTTATTTAGCTCTTAAAAGTTCAGGACAAGCTGCACGTCCAGTAAGAACACATACTTTTTAATTATAAACTATAAATAAAAAAAAAATGAAAAAATTAATAGGATATTATAACGAACAAGGAATTTACATTGAAGAACTTGTAGAAGTTGTTGAAAAAACTAAAGAAGAGTTAATAGATCAAAAAGAAAAAAAATTATTAAAATTAACTAAAGAATTAGAAAATTTAAAAAAACTATAAAATTAATCATGGCAAAAATTAAAGATACCTTTACTAAGTTAGATAAACCAAAAGTTTCTAGAACTGGTGTTCATGCAAAAACTAAAGTTTCTAAACTTAAGTCTTCTAAAAATTATAAGAAGTTATACCGAGGTCAAGGTAAGTAAATAAAATTATGAAAAAAATAGATATGGGCAAATACTTACTATTAATTGGTAAGGATGCTACTGAAATTTTTGATTATTATAAAGTAGAAGAAATGCATGGTCTTAACCGTGCAGATGCTCAAGCAGAAGAAGTAGATATGACTACTCCTAAAAATGGAGATCAAGGTAATGGTGTTTACATATATGGATTAACTAATTATGATCCGGCAGATAAAAAACTTACAGCTAAAGATCCTTACAAACCATTCTTATTTATAAATTTAGGTACCTTTAAAAAATATAATATTACAGAAAAAGCTACAGGAATAATGCATGAAACAATGCACATGAGTATTATATTAAATAACTGGGATATAAAAGATAAAGAAGAAGAGGTAATAACATTTGCTGAAGAAGAAGCAAATAAGATAATTGAAAAACTAAAAGATGTTAAGGTAGAACAACCAAAAAAAACATTCTTTTCTAGAAAATAATTTTAATATATTTGTTTTAATATAAAATATTTTTATATTTGTAAAAACTAAACAAATATATTATGTCAGATAAGCCTAAATGTGGATGTGGAAAATCTCAAGACCCTGATGGATTTTGTGATGGATCTCACAAAAATAATGTAGATCAAGTAACATTTAAAGAAACAAAAATTTATTCTTTTGGAGATATCTTAGTAGGATTGAATACTGAAGAATTACCAGAAGGTGCTGAATTAGAAGTAAAACAAAAATTTTCTGAAATTACAGAAATTTTAAAAAGTACTTATACAATGTCAACACAATCTCCAGTTAAAAGTTTATTATTTGATCATGCAGTTGGAGAAATACTAAATGCTCAAATGTCTGTTGTTAAATTATTAAAACTATAAATATGACACCGTTTAAAACATTAAGAGGAAGAAGAATACTTATTGAAGTGCCTGTAAAAAAAGAATCAGTAATTACATTATCTGAAAAAGATCAAGATGCTTTAATGTATGAAGCAATGAAACAATGGAATAAACTCACTGTATATGCTATAGGTGATAAAGTAGAAGAAATTGCTGTTGGAGATTCAGTATATATTCCTGTTCCACAATTAGAACAAGCAGAAAAAGTTGACATTGATGGTAGTGTAAAACTAATGTTTAATGAAATGGATATAGCAATAATATGGTAAATATAACAGATGATCTTCCGTACTTTTCTGGAAAAACAAGTACTGATAAAATTAATTCTAAAGAACTATCTAAAGAAGATATAGATAAAAGAATTAAAAATACTTTAGACTGTGAACATAATAAAAATTATGACTTTAGAAAAGATATTCCACCCTTTGAAGCACGTCCTAAATACTATGGTGGAAAAGATTCAACATATGAAGTTTTTAATGTGTTAGAAGCCTGGAAGTTAGATAAAGATTTTTACTTAGGAAATGTAATAAAATATTTAGCTAGAGCTGGTAAAAAAACTTTTAACAATAAAGAAGATTTAGAAAAAGCATTAGTATATTTACAACGTAGAATTAACACCTTATGAATTATATATTAATGTTATTAATTTTAAGCATAGCATGTTTGTTATGGATTATAGGAAACTTTTTTAAAAGTCCCGTATATAATAAAATTAAGGATGCATATGAAATAGATCATCAAAGTGATATTATTGGTTCATATTTTATTGTTGCATCACTTCTTTTAATTTTCTTTGCCGGATCTTTTCTATAATTTTTTTGTTTTTATTAATAAATTTTTGTATATTATATATATATTATTTATTTAAAATTAAAAAATCATGGCAAATAATG